GACCCTCTACAGCCTTCTAGGCTCCTTGATAGAGTCAGGTAGGCGTTTTGCCTCAATGGCCGATATGAAGGTCGGAGAGATGGGTGGCGAGACACCAGTTGGCACGACTATGGCCATCATGGAGCGCGGCACCAAGGTCATGAGCGCCATTCACAAGCGCTTGCATTATTCGCAGAAGATAGAGTTCAAACTTCTGTCTAATGTGTTTGCTCGTTACATGGCTCCTATGTATCCATATGCTGTTCCGGGCGCACCGCCAGAGATCAAGCAATCTGACTTTGATGATCGTATTGATGTATTGCCTGTTTCTGACCCGAACATCTTTTCTATGTCACAGCGCATTGCGTTGGCTCAGACACAGCTTCAGCTTGCTCAGTCAAACCCAGAGATTCATGGTGGTCCGCAAGGTCTTTATCAGGCGTACAGAAAAATGTACGAGGCTCTTGGTGTAACGAACATCGACAGCATTTTACCTGCTCCGCCGCAGCCACAGCCGATGAACCCTGCGAAGGAAAATCAGGAAGCTTTACGCAACCAGCGATTGCAAGCATTCCCAGAGCAAAATCATGCAGCCCATATTGAGGCTCACTTGGCTATGTTGTCTACGCCTGTGGCGCAAGCAAATGCCAATATCATCATGACAATTCAAGGACACATTTCCGAGCATATTGCGATGATGTCAGAGTTGCAGGCGCAGCAAGAGATTACGTCAGAGCTAACGCCTGAAGCGCAAATGATGATGCAACAGAATCCACAGATGATGCAGCAAGTTCAGAATGAGATTCAAAACAGAGCAGCAGAGATTGCTGGCGAACTCACTGAACAATATGCACAAGCAGTTGCTCCTGCTGACCAATCTGATCCGTTGGTAGCAATCAGACAGCAGGAGCTATCTTTACGAGGTGCCGAGATCCAAGAAAAGGCTCGGCAGTTTGAGGAGAAGCAGCAGTTGGAGCGAGAGAAGGAGCGTAATGATATTCTCTTGAATCAGCAGCGTATTGATCTTTCTGAAGAGGCAAATGCGGACAAGGTTCGTGTTGCTGAAGAAAGAATACAGACCCAGCGTGAGATCGCTGCGGCAAACTTACGGAGTAAAATGCAATGAGCGCAAGTTCAATTAGTCGAAAAGTAGCCGAGGTAGAAAAGGCTAAAAAAGTGGAGCGTAGAAATGCCCGTAACAAGCAAGAAGCCCCAGTTGCCCCCGCGCCAAAGCCAGTCGAGGCCAAGGTCGTTGAACAGCCCGTCATTATCGACAGCGGCGCGATCAAAGCAAAGCCAGCCGCTTCAAAAGGCTTCTTTAAAAAGAAAGCCAAAAAAAGTAATTAGTCGGTTTTCTAGCATTGCTAGGCCACAGCGTTTCACAGGAGTTTTCTGATGTCAGATAAAAAAGGCACACCTCCTTTAAAGGACGTTATGGCTGGCTTAACTGATGAGCAATTAGCGGCTTTAAAAGAAGCTGTGAAAGCAGGAAAGAAAGGATACACTTATGATCACAAAACTGGTCAATATGGTTTTAAAATGCGTAACGGCGGTGTTGTCCCTCGTGGAATGGGTGCTGTCCTCCGCAACAGATCTTGTAAGATCCGTTAGGGAGAAGATTGATGACGCCATCGAAAAAGACTTTGGAATCTGGTAGCAGATACGAAAGGCATGACCTAGATGGTGATGGCATAGTATCTGACGAAGAGATTGCAAGAGAAAAAGAAATAGTTGAAATGGAGCTTCGTGAAGAAAAAAGCGAAGCTCAAAAGCGTATGGCTTGGATTGCCATGATCAGTATGATCGCATTCAGCATTTTTCTTTTTTTGCCGATTGTGTCTGACAGCAGAGTGAAGGCTTTGGCTGATTTGCTTGGTTTGTTTTACATAGCGCAAGCTGGTGTAGTTGGCGCTTATATGGGGGCGACTGCTTGGATGAGTAAGAAGTAATGTATCAGGCTCTTGTACTTGCTTGTATGGTTTTTCAGCCAACTAAATGTTGGCAACTGGAAGATCAACTTGGGCCATACAGTTCTTATGAAAGATGCGAGGCTAGGGCCATGGAAATGTCTAGAGATATTCACCTTCATATGAGGGGTTATCGACCTATTTCTTGGAAATGCCAGGCACTGCCAAAAGGGAAATTAAGCACATGATGATGTGGGACATGCACGACAGAACAACAAAAGAGCAAGCAGAGAAGAACAGAAAATGATTCAAGCACTGATAGGGCCTATTGCCAATCTCGCTGGAACTTGGTTAGAAGGTAAAGTCGAAACTAAAAAAGCAGAAACTGGCGCGAAGGTAGCTAAAGCAAAAGCTGAAGCTGTTATTATGGAGAAGAAGGCCACTGGAGAGATTGACTGGGATCTCAAAATGGCCGATGCTTCTGCGTCAAGCTGGAAAGACGAGTGGTTAACAATTTTGTTTTCAGTGCCGCTTATTTTAGCCTTCTGTGGAGAATGGGGCAGACAGATTGTAACGGATGGATTTTCTGCATTAGACGCTATGCCAGAATACTATCGTTATACTTTAGGAATAATCGTTAGTGCCAGCTTTGGTACAAGGGCAGCAAGTAAGTTTTTTGGGAAGAAGTAAATGGACGCTATACAGCTAGCGGAGTATATGTTGAAAGACATACGCCAGTATAAGGCTGATTTAAGTCAAAGACTGGCGGATGGTTCGGTAGGCGATTGGAACGACTACCGGTTCATAGTGGGGCAGATACGCGGATTGACCTACTCTGAAGACCTTATTAAATCCGCGATGAAAGGCATAGAGCTAGAAGATGGCTAAAAAACTATTCGTCCCTGAGAGGATGGCAAAGAGCGCTGAATCCAGTCCGGTTCCAGCGGCAATATCAAAGGGTTTTGACACTCCGATAGACCCAAATGAAAAGAACACAGAAGACCCATCTCAGATGGATCTTTCCGCAATTGACCGGTTGCCACAACCTGTAGGCTACCGTTTGCTTGTAATCCCTTATTACATGAAGAAGAAGTCTGCTGGCGGGATCATTATTCCTGACTCAGTTAGAGAGCGTGAGAGCTTTGCTACTGTTGCGGCTTATGTCGTAAAAGTAGGCCCTGACGCATATCGAGACGCGAACAAGTTTCCTTCTGGGGCTTGGTGTAATGAGAAGTCTTGGGTATTGATGGGAAGATATGCGGGAAACCGGTTCAAAGTTGATGGTTTAGAGGTAAGACTTATCAATGATGACAATATTATCGCTACAATACTTGACCCAGCCGATATTTCTTATGTATAGTGGGAGACATGAACATGAATGAAATTCAAGAAAATATTCCTGAAGATCAGGAAACCGTATCGTTTGATTTCGATGATGATAATCAAGCGAGTGTTTCTGATGTGGAAACTTCTGAAAAAGAAGAAACCCGAACAATTGTACGGGATTCTGATGATGGCGCAAATGACGATGATCTGGAGAGTTACAGTGAAAATGTTCAAAAGCGCATTAATCAGCTAACAGCAAAGCGTAAGCAGGCCATTGAAGAGGCAGAGGCCGCTTATCAGTATGCCCAGCAAGTCCAGACACAAAACGAAGAGATGAAGAAGAAGCTCTCCGATTTGGATAAAGGCTACATCAACGAGTACGGATCGCGTATTGAAAGCCAATCAGCCGCTGCCAAAAGAATGCTTCAAGAGGCATATGACAACGGCGACATGGAAAAAATGGCTCAAGCACAGGAAATCATTTCTGGCTTGACCATTGAAAAAGAGCGTTTACGCATCCAAAAGCATCGCTCAGAGCGTCAGATGGAGGCAGAGCAAGCTCAAACTGCACAGCCTCGTCAGCAAGCTCCACAACAGCCACGCCAGCTTGACAGAAAGCTTACAAGCTGGATGGAAAAGAATCCTTGGTTTGGTGACGATGGTGATCGCATCATGACTGCTAGTGCAAAAGTTATACATGAAGACATCATCTCTAATGAGGGCTTTGACCCCAATACCGATGAATATTATCAGGAAATTGATCGCCGCATGCGGAGAGAATTTCCTCACAAGTTTCAGGAGAAGCGGCAAAACGCCCAAGCCGTTACTCCTGCGTCAAATGGACGGTCAGCTACCAAAAGTGGGCGGAAAAAGACGGTGGAACTAACACCGGGGCAAGTAAATTTTGCCAAGAAAATGGGAATACCTCTAGAGCGTTATGCCCAAGAGGTTGCTAAACTGGAAAGGAAGCAAGCGTAATGTCTGATCGCACAAACCGGGATTCGCAAACCCGTGAAAAACAAGCGAGAGTTGCCGATTGGAGACCGCCTTCAGCCCTTGAGGCACCAGAAGCACCTATTGGTTATAAGCATCGGTGGATTCGTGAATCTGTTATGGAATACGATGATCGTAACAATGTTCACAAACGCCGCCGTGAAGGATGGGAGCTTGTAAAAGCAGAAGACTATCCTGATTTTGATGCCCCTGTCGTTGACGAGGGTAAAAACGCAGGCGTAATTGGCGTTGGTGGTTTGGTTCTAGCCAGAATACCAGAAGAAATTGCGGATCAGCGTAATTCTCATTATCAGAATACCGCCCAAAACCAAATGGAAGCTGTGGATCGTGATTGGATGAGAGAGTCCAATGCCGCGATGCCAAAGCTTAAACCACAACGTAGCTCCTCTGTGTCCTTCGGTGGACCCAAAGGGGTAGCTGACAACTAGGAGAAAGAAAGATGGCGAACAAAGACGCTTCTTTTGGCCTGCGCCTTTCGCGTTCAGGCAACGGCTCCGATCTGCAAAACATGCAGAACAAGTACCGGATTGCATCTGGCTACAACACAACCATTTACCAAGGCGACCTCGTAGCGGTTGTTACTGGTGGTGGAATTGAACGTGTTGCTGCTGGCGGCTCTGGACTTATTCTGGGTGTTTTCAACGGAGTAAATTACACTGACTCAGACGGCAAGCCGCGCTGGTCAAACAAGTGGACTGCTGGTACAGTTGCATCAGATGCTGAAGCATCAGTAATTGACGCACCTCATGCTGTCTATGAAATTCAGGCTAACGCTGCAATGCCAGTGGCAGACCTGTTCGGTAACTTTGACATTGTAGATCAGTCGCCTGTTGGTGATAATGCTTCTGGCATTTCACGGATGGAAATGGCTGTGTCTACTGGTGCAACAACCGCAACTCTTCCTCTGAAGGCGATTGATATCTCCACAGATCCAGAGAACAGTGATGTAGCATCAGCCAACACAAATGTCATCGTCATGATCAACAATCACCTGTTCTCAGGTGGCACACTTGGCTTGGCATAAGGAGGCTGAATAATGGCTATTTCTCGCGCACAACTAGCGAAAGAGCTAGAACCCGGCCTAAACGCTCTATTCGGAATCGAATATGATCGTTATGAAGCCGAGCATGCCGAAATCTACGACACCGAATCTTCAGATCGTGCATTTGAAGAAGAGGTGATGCTCGTTGGTTTTGGAAATGCACAAACCAAAGCTGAAGGCGCTGGCGTCAATTTTGACAACGCCTCAGAGGCTTACACAGCACGTTATACGCATGAGACAATTGCTCTTGCGTTTGCGCTGACTGAAGAAGCAATGGAAGACAACCTGTATGACCGTCTGGGCGCACGTTACACACGCGCACTCGCACGTTCAATGGCTCACACCAAGCAGGTTAAAGCTGCCGCAACTCTTAACAACGCCTTCAACTCTGCCTTCTCTGGCGGTGACGGCAAAGAGCTTTGTGCAACTGATCACCCACTGGCTGGTGGCGGTACATTCCGCAACGAGCCATCAACTGCTGCTGACCTCAACGAAACATCACTTGAGAATGCCTTGATTGACATCTCAACATTCGTTGATGAGCGGAACATGATCATTGCTCTTCGTGGCATGAAACTGATCATTCCACCACAGCTTCAGTTTGTTGCTGATCGTCTTCTTGAGTCCACACTCCGCGTTGGCACAGCCGACAACGATGTGAACGCAATCCGCAACATGGGTATGCTGCCAGAGGGTTACACAATTAACCACTTCCTGACAGACCCTGATGCGTTCTTCATCAAGACAGACGCTCCAAACGGCTTCAAGCACTTTGAGCGTACTCCGCTTTCAACCAACATGGAGGCTGATTTCGATTCAGGCAACATGCGGTTTAAGGCTCGTGAGCGTTACAGCTTCGGCTACAGCGACCCACGCGCTGTGTTCGGTTCACCGGGCGCATAAGCGAACAATTATACGGAAAGGGGCGGCTATTCAGCCGCCCTTTTTTGTTGTACAATACGTTATCCCTGACAGTCGCATGGTGCGGCTGACACTAGCCACGACAGGAGAACTAAATGGCTCGTACAACTTTTTCCGGTCCAGTAAAAGTGAATACCGCTTTCTGGGCAAACCCAATTCTTTTTGCAGACCTGCCAACAGCTTCCGCTGATAACGAAGGTTATATCTACTATGTGTCTAATGCGCGTAAAGCAGCAGAGGGCGTAGGTGCAGGTACAGGTAACCTCGTGTTTTCTGACGGTTCAAACTGGATTCGTGTAGATACCGGCGCAACCGCTGCTGCATAGGGAGGCTTAAATGGCTGGTCCAGTAAAAGCCTATAATTTTGCTCAAAGTGCGTCCGCCGCTGTGGTGGGTCCTGCGCGTTCTCGTGTACGTCAAATTGTGATTTATGCGGCAGCGGCAGGAGCTTTTACCGTTAAAAATGGTGGCGCATCTGGTGAGACATTAATTACGCAAAAATTCCCAACCGGAATTCATCATCTAAACATTCCTGATGATGGTATTCTGGCTACAGAAGGCGCGTACATTTCTGCTTTCACTGGCGCGAGCAACGAACTGACAATCTTTTTGTCATAAGAGGTGCAAATGGCTAATTACCGTTCCATAACACAAGTTGGAACATCTGAGCCATTTGAGCTACAGGTGGCCCGTGGTCAAATCACGGGTCACAAGCTTAAATTTAAGTTTGGAAACAACGCGGCGGTAAGTAACACAGAAGAGACCATCTGGGCAGAAGGTGGTCTATACGTTTACCCAACTTCAGCAACACAGATGACTGTTTCAAGCTCTAGTGCGAATGACACTGCGGCAGGCACAGGTGCGCGGACAATTAATATTCAAGGTCTTGACGCAGACTACAACGAGATCTCTGAGGATATTATCCTTAACGGACAAACCCCTGTTACCACTGTTAACTCTTATCTTCGCATAAATCGCGGGATTGTCTTAACGGCTGGCTCTGGCGGGAAAAACGCAGGCATCATCCGCGCTGGAACAGGCACTGTAACATCTGGCGTTCCTGCAAATGTTTTTTTAAGTATTGACGGAGATGGCGATAATCAGACTTTGATGTGCTTATGGACTGTTCCTGCGGGATACACGGCTTTCTTGGTGCAGACTAACGTATCAACAGGTAACTCCTCGAACACTAAAGCGCTTTTAAAGACGACTATCGTATCCCGCCCCCACGGCGGCGTGTTTAATACGCAAGAACGTATTACTTTGGTGGACGGCAACCAGTTGCAGGCCTATAACTTTCCGTTACGGTTTACAGAAAAGACAGACATTGAGGTTCGCGCTAAATCAACTACTAATGTCACGTTTGACTGTTCAGCTTCTTTGGAATTTATTTATATAAAGAATGATTCGAGGTTGTAATGGCGACAAGAAAGAAGAAATCTGTTAATCTATCAGTTAAGCGTGGCGAAAAGCTGCCAGCATCTAAAGGCGCTGGATTAACGGCAAAAGGCCGGGCTAAGTATAACCGAGCCACAGGCTCAAAACTAAAAGCACCACAGCCGGGTGGTGGTAAGCGTAAGAAGTCCTACTGTGCAAGATCAGCAGGTCAGATGAAGATGCATAACGTAAACTGTAGCAAA